CTGTTGCGCTACAAACATTTGCCTATCTAGCGCATCCTCATGTGAGGCGGCAGGAAATGGGTCATTTGGTGTATAGTCTGTAGACTGGGTTAGCGCTAAGTTTCTTTTTATAACGACTGTCTCACCTGATGCTGGGGGTGTGCCAAACGTAACATTACCGCCACTAACATTGCCAGCTCCAGACACTGTATAGTGTGTAGTAAGCGTTTTGGTAACTTCCGCACCAGTAGAATCAGTCCTAACAATTACAGTCAGGTCTGCATCTGCAAATATTTTAAATGTATAGGCGAACACAGTAGTAGAACCATTACCACTGTAACTAACCTTGGTTGTTGTGCTGCTAACTGTCATGTTTACTCCTGTCTTACCTTTTATACCTTATTTTGCATATATATTAAAGTGCTACTCTACTTTGGTTGTCTCTGGGCGTGTTTCAATAAGCAAGTTAAATGCCTGTTGAATACCTAATACGTTCTGATATGGCGCTATAGACACCGCCGCCCTTGCTTGTCCTTGCGATAATTGTAAGTCAGGATTGACTACCGCCCTGCTTATAGCTTGTGCGCTACTCAAGCCTTTTGATATAAGCTGAACCGATGGGTTTCCTGTAATAAAATTAGACTGCAACCCAGATGACCTGTACGCAAAAGTAGGGTCATCCGTAAAAAACATTGATGCTGTATCATAAGCGCCAGGCAATACTGACGCCCAAGAACTTCTCTGAAAAGCTGCCTTGCCTATTGCTTCATAAGACAAATTTTCTTTTAAATATTCTTCTTTGTCGCTTCTTCCAATAGACCTAAATTGAACTTGAGCAGCATAAGCCATGCCAGCGGTAAGCAAAGCAAAAGAAAAAGATTGCATAGCCCTGACGTCTTTCATCTTCAGATTATGCAAAAACTGCTTTGCCCAAGAAACAATTTGGAAACTTCTAAATTGAGTTATTATGCTTCCCATTTCAGAAGTCATATGTACATTTAAACTTCCTACGTCATTTTGTTGTATGGCTCTGTTTGTCCATCTTCGTAACGCCACTCCAAAAGCATCGTAAGCCTCATCATCATCCCATTTAGCAAGATTTATTGCCCTAACCTTTCTGTTCTTAAATAAAGTAGAAGGCTCTAAAATAGCGTGCTTTATCATTTGGTCTCTAATCCTAGAGGCCATACTTTCGTCTAAGCCTAGCGATGCTAACCTTTGTATTGAAAGTTTTGCGTCTTTAAATGCTACATCTGTTAATGTTTGCGTAACTATCCTTGACGTCATTCTTTCTAGACCAAGAGTAATCCAAGACATACCAGATGCGTCTGCTAAACCCCTCTTTAAAGGTTGCATAAACGCAAGTGACTTATCAAGAATGTCACCTCTGCCCTCACCATAAACAGCTTCTGTGTCTGCTTTGTTCATGGCTTGGTTTGACAGCCTATCTGAGCCAGTTCCGTAACTAGCTTCTATCTCTCTAGCCAAGGGGTCTTCAAGCTCACCATTTTGCGCTCTCCTTAACATTCTTCCAAATTCAGGCAACGCTTGCGCTAATCCTCTTAACCCATTTACAGATAAAGCGTTGCCTAATTCACCTAGTTGCGGAAATCCTGTTTGTCCCATAAGTCTGGTAAAGTTGTAGTCTTTTAAAAGCCTTGCTGCTCTTGCATAGGTTCCATTTGGGTCTGCTGCTAGTGGAGCACGTTTGTTTAAAATCATATTAAACATAGTTTCTGCTACTAAATTTTCTTTTTCTGCTCTTTGCCTTCCCTTTGCACCTTCCCTGCCAAACGCTTCGTCTAAGTTAGCGTTTAAAAGTTTCTTAAATTCAAGCTCTGATTTTATACCAACCTTTGCCATGCCAATTCTACCAGACATTTGCGCTGCATAATATGTAAATACATCTTCTGCATTTCTGTTCATTAAGTCTTTTATTCTTAATGTTTCTCCTTGTGCGTTAGTTATCTGGGCATCCATGTCAAACTTTAAACGTCTTTTTGCTCTAGCTGGCCTCCCGTCAGGTGTCCTTTCAAACAAAGCCATAATTCTTTCGGCTTCATCCTCTGACATATAGTCTTCTTCTACAAGAATGCGCTTCATCACATCTCTTGAGTCAGCATTAAATAATCTAGAAGAACCAGCGTCCATTCCTGCCGCGCTTCTCGATATTTTATTTACCATTGATTTAGCTATTGAGTTAGCCACTTCTTCTTGCAAATCTTCTGTTGCATTCATAAGGGAATTAGCAAGTAACCCTTCTATTCCTATTGGCTTTCCTGTGGTTGGGTCTGTCCCCACCCCAAACTTGGGCCTAGCCTTCCCTAACTTATAAGAATCCCATAAATGCGTAAAATAACTTAAGTCTTCTGGTATCTCCTCAAAACCTGGAACGCCAGCTTCTTTTAACTTTCTTAGTAAGTCTCTTTTAATTTCCGCTTGCCTTCTGGCTGCTCTTCTTATTGGTTCACTAACTGGTAAGTCTGGGTTTTCTATGGCATCCGCAACCAACTCCCCAAACTGCACTCTTGGTTTGTTCCAAACTCTTTCAAAAAAACCGTACCCTGCTCCTTTAGCCCATTCATTATATGCGCTGTCATATACCTGGTAGTACCTTGCAAAAGAAGATTTCATCTCGTTACTTTTAAGTATATCGGCAGTTTTGCCTACAACTTGAGTTCCGTCTTTTCTGGAGCCTACTGGGTCTTCACCTAATATTTGACCTAGATAATTAGCTATCCTATTCTTACTTGCTAAAAGAAAAGATGTCATATCAACCCTAAATCTCGCTAAGAATGGCTCTACTGGGTCATCTAAAGACTCGATTATTTCGTCTGTTTTAGTTAGTATATCGGGGTCTTGCACCGCTGGTTGAAAAGGATTTGAGGCTGCTCCAACCGATAATTTATCAGGAGAATCATCGCCTAGTATATTATTATTTATATGCGTTGCTGCTTCATATTGTTGAGCTATCTCGGCATCTCTACGCATTTTATTTGCAGCTTTTACCAAAGGGTCGCTTCTAGAAAGACCGCCAAAAGCACCGCCAAGAACTACCCCAGCGCTCATAGCGTACAATATATCATATGGGTCTTTGAAGTTGCTTTGGCTTACTAAATAAGACTCAATTAGTCCGTTTGTTGCAGCCGCACCTGTTGCGCCCCTCATAATTCTGCCAAGCCTTGATAGTTTATTGCCCCATATGGCAGGAGCAGCAACCCCCTCTGTTCCAATGCTAATTGCTATTGCTCCTGGGTCAGTAAACGCAGCTATCATTTGCTTCCCAACACCTTCCCAGCCAAGCAAATCTAATTTTTGGTCAGTTTCATAAAGCCTTAACGCCTCCTGTCTATTAGCCTTAGCTTGAGCAAGACTAAAACTTTCCTCTATAATTGGCGCATGGTATTGCTCTGGCAATCCTTCTGTTAGCTCTGCCGCTAATTCTTCAGTAAACCTAAACTCTGTATCTGGGGCAAATTCTTTTCTATCAGCAAACGCCAAAGATAATGTCCACTCATCCCTAATAAGGCTAGACATCAAGCCTTTCCTTGCTTTTTCTTTTGCTTCTTCACTCGCTTTTTCTTTAGCCAATAGCTCTGAAATAGTTATTGGTCTAGCTGCTCTAGTAAATGTTGGAGCTTGCGCTTGGCCTCTTGGAAACAACTCTTGTTCTTCTGTAGCTAAATCTTGTTGCGCTGGTTTCTTTACAGATTCAACCTCCTGATATACCTCTGGAATATTTTTTGCCTCATCAAATACTTTTTGTCTTTCTAGTACATCAATATCCCCAGCACCCTCCCTTAGCGCGGTTTGCACTATTGATGGTTCTTCTATGACACCTAATGGCGCATCTTCTTCTGCGACTTGTCCTGGCAGCACTCTTTGCTCTAAAATGTTCGGTGGCACATCAGTTTCGGAAATTAATTTTTCTTGAGGTTCTTTAATAATAGGCAACGCTTCTTCTTCAGCTAACTGAGGCGTAGGCTGAACTCGCTGTTCCAATATAGGAAGCTCTGGCTCTTGCTCTATTTTAGATTTTTTTTTTACTTCTGGCTCTGGTATAGTCCCAGATGCGCCCTCCACTAGACGGCTTGCCTCTAACGCCTCACGTTGCGTTTCCATAAACCCCATGGGAGGTTGTTGTCCTATAGGTGTTGTTGTAGCTTCTTCCATCTTCATACCTTGCTCTAGGTATGTGCCCTCCATATTTCTTCTGGTTTTGTAATCATCCCCAAAGTTACGCAAGTTTCTTAGCGCACCATCCCAGTCGCCTGTTGTGGTTTGCCTCCAAAAGTTTGGCGTTTTAGATGCTAAATCACCATACTGAAATGCTACTGATGCCACCACTGTTGCTTTGTGCTTTGGTAACTCTGCAAACTCTTGGCCTGTTTTCTCTCGCCATTTTCTGCTCAAATTTAAAGTAGCTTCTCTTTTTGCAAAGTCATTAATTACTTTTGCTTCATCAGAAGTAACGACTAGTTTCTTAGCTAATTCTTCTGCTGGTTGCCCCTTTAATCCTAAAAATGGTTTTAATTTATCCTGTATAGAGCTTGGCAAGTCCTTAATGTCATTTTCGTTTCTTGTGCCTAAGTCAAATCCACTAGCAATGGTTACGCCAGATTTAGAGCCATCTACGTTTGGTACATAACCAATAAGACGATTGCCTTCTCTTTCTGCAATAAAATCCCAATCTATATTAGACATTACCTATTCCTTTTCATTTGCCCACTAGGAGTAACGACTTTTTCTTCTTCAATCTCTGTTCCTAAAGCGCTTTCAGCTAAAGCGCTAGCCTCTAAAGCTTCTTTTTGTCGTTCCATAAATCCAGTAGGAACCGCATCTTCTGGGGGCCTTACAAAGATACCTTCAGCAAGCTCAGAAATTTGTTTTTGAGTATATTTTTTATCTTCAAATCTTAACTTAGCCTTTTCATCCGCCTCTATTCTATTTAAGTCTCTTCTTGAGGTAACGCCTTCAAACGCTCCAGTTTTGTTTGCCTTGTCTAGTTCTATGTTTCTATCGCCCACAGCTAATCTTAGGGCTTGCCTTCTTGCGCTTGCCTCTTCTGTTGCAACTAATCCCCTAAGAGAATTGGGCGGATAACTCCCTGCTGGTATAACAAAATCTAACCCAACAATATCCTGTTGATACGGCTCTCCTACTTCATATATATAGTCTTCATTAGAGGAGGTTATGACAGCGCCACCGCCCCCTGACACAACAATCCATCTTCGGTTTTGCCCTTCAGGATACGGTCTAATAGAAAGGTCTTTTTCATCATAACGCTCTAGTATCTCTGGGTTTTTCTTAATTGTTTCGGCAACTGCTGTGTCAGCAAGTTCGGCTATATCTTCTGGTAAGCCCTGTGTTTTTTGTACCATTATATTTCTAACAAGCTGATGTGTTTTCCCATAGTGTTCGGTGGCTGCCTTTAAAGCATCATCTGCGTCTAACCCAACTCGTATATAGGTTTTAGTTAATTCTTTAATGTCCTGAGCTACAAAAGTAGAATCGGCTATATAGAAGTCAGGCTCATCTGTAGTAAACGGAAGGTACTTGTACCAACTATAAGTTGCCGTACCCTCCACCATGTTTTCCACTTCTTTTTGTACGGATTTATAAGATAGATTAACTACCTCTTCACCCCTCATTCTTTGCGCCATCCTGATTGACTTCTCTAAACCATTCGCAGGCTCTAATGTTTCCAAGGTTTTGTAAAATCTTATAGTTTCATCGCTGCTGGATAGGTGTTTGTCTAGTAAAGCAGGCGCTTGCACTTTCATTTGTTTATAAAGCGCATAGCCATTTTTTACATCATCTTGGTCTAAGGCAGATGGGTCATAATCAGGGCTTGCCCCTTCTAGCGCACCAGCTTCTAGTGTAGCCTTTAAGAAAGGAGAAACAGCGTTATTTTTTCCAAACTCAGAGATAAGGCCTGGTATATCATTATTTTCAAGATGTTTTTTCTCTCGTTGATTTACAACTTCTTTAAGTTGCTCTGGTTTTACAGATAAGCCCCATATGTCTCCGTTTCCATTTTCAAAAGCATTAACGCCAGATTGTAAGGTCACTTGTTTTTGCCTTGCTTCATTGATATCCCCAATAGCTAAAAAAACTTTTGCCCTTAATGATTTTGCATTTGCGTTATCTTCTTTATTTATTAAAGACTCTCTTCCATTAAACTTTTTACCCAATATTTCGGCAACTTGCTGAAGCGACTCTTCAGCCCCCTCAGGAACAATTCCCGCTTTTATTAAATCAGATATTTCGTCTGTTACATCTTCAGCGTAAGAAAGTATTATACCCTCGGACTCTTCTGGTGTATGCCCAAACATGTTTCTTCCAGTGCTAGGGTCTACTTTAAAAAGAGAACCCATATATTCGATTGGGTTTTCAGAATTTCTAATGCTAGCTAAAGCATTGTCGTTTTGTAAGTTTTCTATTTCAGAAACATTGCTTTCTAAATCACTTATCAATGTCCCAATGCTACTTCTTGATACATTTGATAAATCAAATGTATTTCCATTGTTGTCGGTCACAACTTGTTTGTTAAGTATTGCGTCTTCTAAATTATCAAAATTTTCGGGAGAAAAATCGCCTGTTTGCAAAAATGAACGGCCTTCTTCTAAAGCCTCTGATGCTAAAGTTGACTTTCTGTCGTTTGCGACATTTAGTCTAATGTTTAACTGGCTTTGAGTTAGCGGTTTATTTGCCTCCTCTTCCATAAAAGCGTCTATTTGAGCAACGCTTCCCATTTGCCCTATTGTTACAACAGAGTTTTCTTGGTCAAATTCAGCTAGTATTTGCTTTGGAGTTTGTTCTAGATATTGTATTACTCCAGACTCCACCATGGAATCAACCTTTATACTCAAGTCTCCTTTAAGCTCTTCGTACAAACTTGGGTCTGCTCTTAGCTGGCTTTTAAGTGTTGTGTAAAAGTCAGAGAATTGTGTAGCGCTATTTTGTTGCCCTTGAGTAAATGCCTGCTGCTCCCCTGATAATGATAAGACCCTAAATCTATTTCCTATTTTAGATTTTAAGCCCTGCTTTAACTTGTTATTAATATTAGCTGAGTCTATGCCAGCAGTAGCGTTTGTATAAATTTCTTCTGCTCTTCTTCTAAACTCTGTTGGGTTATCTAGTCTTTCTCTATTTAGCTCAGACAAACCTCTGTCTATTTCTGTTGAAATTTGCGAGTCTAATGTATCTGCCTCAACGCCTTGCCTGCCTAATTCAAATTCAGCAGCAACACTTCCTATATCAGAAAATACTTTTTGGTAGCCCATAGCAGCCTTACCAGGCGCAGTAAATGCAGCCGCACTTGCTCTAGGTGATAATTGCCCAGCAGCAACTCCTATAGTTGGGCCAGCTCCTTCATTGTACAATGGTATTCTAGGCATTACGTTAAACTCACATAGGTTGAGGCTGCATCAGTAAATCCACCTAACAGCGATTGTTGTGCTTGTATTCTAAATGCAACAGCTTGCGCCCTGCCTTCTATTCTTGCTAAGTTTGCTTCTGATGCTTTTTGTACTTGCTCTATACTAGACGCATACTGTATTCGTGCTGCATCTTTCTCTCTGTTGAAATAAGTGTCTGCCAGCGCCTGTAGCGCACTGCCTGACATCTGAATGCCTGACTTAGCTGTAGCAACCCTCTGCGTGGCTATAAGGCGGTCTGACTGCCTTCTAAGACTAGCCTCTTCTGCTACTTTAGCTCTCTGTAAAAGTATAGCCTCATTTTCTGCAACCTGTGCATTATACTCAGCTACTTGCTGTGCTGCTCTGGCTGCTTGGTTAGCGCCTTTCGCACCCATTACACCGCCAAGAACTTGGCCGCCAATGGCTACCGCTGTTAATGGTTTCATTACTGCACCCTAGCTACGCGATAGTAGTCTGAGCCATCTGGCCCATACCTTCTCATTAGCCCTTCCATTTCAAATCCCATCCACTTACCAAACCTAACAGCCTTTGCATCATTTACAGCAATACTAGCTTGTACTCTGTTTAATTTATTCTTATGCACTATAACATCA